TCCTCGCGGCGTTGCAGCGGATGGCTATCGCCGTCTCTGACGCTGTGGCGCCGGCTCTCGCCAGCGTCGTGCCGTTCATCACCGGCTTCATCGACGGGCTGACTAAGCTGGCGACTGACAACAAGGAGGCGGTCGCGGCGTTTGCGAAGTTCGCTGTGGCTGCCGTCGCGGTCGGCAGTGCGTTGGTCGGGCTTGGTGTCTCACTCCAGGTGACGTCGTTCGGCTTGGCTGGAATCGGCAAGGCGGCAGCGTTCGCCTTGTCGCCGCTGACGATGCTGATCGGCGCAGCCTCTAAAGTCGGCCAGAGCTTTGCGCTAGTGGCGATGCCTGCAACGCTTAAGCTCGCAAACTCAATCGGCTCGTCAATGCTGGGAGCGTCGGCGTCCGTCCTGTCGTTCGCCGCCACTGCTGGCGGTGCGATGGCTGGCTTTGCGGCGTCGTCTACCACGGCGCTGGCAGGCTTCGCCGCATCGAGTGTCGCCGGCTTTGTGCGGATGAGCGGTGCCGCCTCGGCTGCTGCTGCGGCGATGTTCCCTGCGTTCTTCACGGGATTCAATCGCGGCATCTCCGCTGGTGCTGGCTTCTTCTCGGCGACACTTCGAGGACTCAACGGCGTCGTGATGGCGTCGAGCACGCTGCGTAGTGCGATGTTCGCTGTGTCTGGTTCCGGCATGGCTCGCTTTGTAGGCGACATCGTCGGCGGGCTGACGCTCACGTATAAGTCGTTCGTCTGGTGGGCTACTGGTGCCACGGCACGGATGGCACAGTACGCCGCCAATCTCACGGGTGCTGTCGGCAAGACGATTGCGTCAACCGCTGCGATGTCGGCAGCGTGGGTAGGCTCTGCCCTGCGTGGCGTGGGTGCATTCGTTGCGTCTGCCGTCGCGGGGCTTGGCTCGTACCTAGCCGCTAGCGCAATGGCTGTCGCTGGCTCTGTGGCGTCTGCCGCTGCCGTCGCCGCTGCATGGCTGGCACCGCTCGCGCCGCTGCTGCTCTTGTCTGCGGCTGCGTTGGGCGTTGGTGCTGCCGTCAAGCAGTTTGCGCCGCAGATCACCAGCGCCTTCTCCAGCCTTGCCGGATACGTCTCTGATGCTGGCGGTGCCATTGCTGGCGGCTTCTCTACAGCGATCTCCGACGGCATCGTCGTCTTGGGCGATCTTGCCACGACTGCCACGACAACTTTCAACGGCGTCTACGAGGCCGTCGCCGCCGGCGACTTGTCGGGTGCGATGGACATTCTCTGGGCTGGGCTTGTCGCTGGCTGGCTGCGTGGCACTGAAGCGTTGATGTCCTACGTTGATCCGTGGGTGGCTGCGTTCCAAGACGTGTTCACGGATATCGGCTCGGGCATCTACATCGCATGGGACACGATCTACACGAACTCGGCGTCGCTGCTCAACACGATGGGGGCCTACATCCTCGGGTTCTTCGACAACATCGCTAACGGCGTGATGGCGACTTTTGACAACCTCGTTGCTGGCATCCAGATCGCATGGACGAGGGTGCAGGGGTTCATCACTGGGGCGAAGGACACGGAAGAGCGGGTTCAAGGGATCAAGGATGAGAACGCTGCCCGTGCAGAGCAGCGACGGCAGGAACGTCCAGGCATTGAGGGACGGACGGCAAAGGCTGCTGAACAAAACGCAGAGCGAGAGCAGGAACGGCAGGACAGAGAGCAAGCCATTCGAGACGACGCACAGGCGACGAAGGACGAGCGGCAGGCGGCGAACCAGCAGCGAGCAGACGACCGTCGTGCTGGCGTCGAGGCGGCGGAAGGAAAGTTGGCTGAAGCCACGACCGGCGCGAGTGAACGCCGGAAGGACGCCGCCACAGCTGCCAAGCTGATGGACGCTCTCGGGTCTGCGTCATCGCTGGACGACCTGACGAACATCGGCGCAAGCATTGACGCACTGATTGAGCGTGGCAACGTCGGCGGCGACGTGGAGTCAAAGCTACTGGACGCCTATTACGCAGCGTTCTCGCGTGTGAACGTGGCGACCGCAAGCGCTTCGACGGAAGACGCAACGCAAAAGGCGGCGACTGCCGGTGCCAATGCTGCCGGGTCTGACTCGTCAGTCAGCAAGAGCGAAGTCGCCGGCACGTTCTCAGCGAACCTCGGCGGCATGGGATTTGGCTCGTCGCTCGCTGAACGCACGGCAAAGGCTGCGGAAGAGACGGCGAAGAACACCCGCAAGATCGGTGAAGAAGGGGCGGTGGCAGCATGAGCCTAGTCTGGGTGGAAGACGGCGACTCTCGTCAGGCGACGATTGTGCGGCGTGGCCGGAAAGCGGCGTCGTCGTACGCCAAGAGCTACAAGATCTTCGGAACTGCCGACGATACGGTGCTGCACTCTGCAATCAACGCAGAGATCAGCGCGAACGGCAGGTATTGGCAATACCCAGGCGTGCCGGGCGTGCAGCTGATGGCAGAGTCTTATTCTGTCTCGTACCTCGGCGACAACGCTTGGCAGCTGACGATCAACTACGAGAAGACGGGTGCCGATGATGAAGCGACCGCACCGCTCAAGCGTGCTCGCTCATTCGACACGACCGGCGGGACGCAACACAAGACGCAGGCGGAAGCGGAGTCTCGCTTCGGCAATAACGCACCCGACCAGCAGAGGGCGATCGGCGTCGATTCAAACGGCGTCAACGGCGTGGACATCGTCGTTCCGCAGTTGTCGTGGCAGGAAAGCTATGACGTGCCGAATAGCTACGTCACGAGTGCGTGGATTCGCGGCGTGGCTGGCGTGACAGGCACGACGAACAACGCAGCGTTCCGTGGCTTTGAGGCGGGCGAGGTTTTGTTTCTCGGCTGCTCAGGATCGCAAGAGTGGGACGACCAAAAGGGCAGCGGCCCGTGGTCGTTGTCGTTCCGTTTCGCAGCGTCGCAAAACGTCACCGGACAAACGATTGGCGACATCACGGGGATCTCAAAAAAGGGTCACGAGTATCTGTGGGTGCGATATGAGGACGCCGTGTCGAGCAACTCGCTGCTGAAAAAGCCAAGGGCGGTGTACGTCAACAAGGTCTACAAAGACTCGAACTTCTCGACTCTCGGCATCGGAACAAGCTGATGCCACGCCCAGACGGACGCCTAGAGCCGGGACAGCCGCTACGCGGGGCGATAAGTGCCCGTGCGTGGAATCGGGCGCAGGACGCTGCCGATCTGGTGCTGGGTGCCAATCCCGGCACGGCAGGCGTGCCCGGCTCGACGGCGCTGAAGCCGTATACGTGGGTCTACTGCAAGCCTAGCACCACCGTCGCCCGCTGGGGCGTACTGGCGATCACGGGAGTCGAGATCACGCCTACGTCGTCGGCAGGCGGTGCTACGGCGTCGTTCGAGGAGATGCCGGTGCTGACGGGTGGCGCGCCGTCTGCGACGACGACGGCCTGGTGCGTGGCAGTGGAGCCGATTGAGTCAGGGAAGATCGGCAGGGTGGCGGTTGGTGGCGTGGTGCAGTGCAAGGTGCAGGTGGACAAGACAGACGACAAGTTCGTGGCGTGCGAGAGCACTGGGCTGAAGACGGGCACGACCGGCGAGGGGCTGATCCTGTGGAAGGAATCCGGCACAGGCAGCGGCAAGTGGGCGCTGGTGCGGCTGGCTGGCGGCGGTGGTGGTGATGGTGGAATCAAGCGTGGGACGTTCTCGGCACCGTGGGCGAAGGGTAGCACCAAGACCGTCACGGATGCCGTGACGAGCGGCACGACCTACTCGGACGTCAAGAACTACTTCGCCGCCGTAAGCGGCAGCGGCACCAAGGCTTGTGCTATCGCTTACGTTGGCACTGAGTGGATCCTAATCGCTGCGGAGTGCTGACACATGGCGATGCTAGGTGGCGAGTGCTCGTCGTGCTGCGGGGGGTGGTATTGCTGCAATTTCGGCAACGCCTGCGCTGCGGCTGATACCGTTTCCGTCACTATTGCGATGCAGTGCAGCGGTGACATGTCTGGCACTGAAAGGCGATTTTATAACTGGGGAACGTCAAGCATATTGTATGGCGGCTTAACTGGGCTCCCAGACGATCCTTATGGCGTTGGCTATTACGCGTACAGACAAGCTATAGTCCCGTCGTCAGTTTTTTCCGGCGTTCATCAACTTTCGCGCGAAACACAAGACCCCAATAACGCGGGCCTTGCGAGATTCTCAAAAAACGCAACCGACGCCGCAGGCGGCACTACGGTCATGTCGGTCGAAATTGGTGTATCCAGCGGTGGTGGAGGTGCAGTCGTATTTCGACTGGCCTACCCTGTCTATTATTGGTCATACAACACCATTAATAGCAGCAAGGACTTCAAGGTCTTGTCGCAGATGGTCAGGGACAGCCCATGTCAGCCAGAATGGGAGCCAACACCGCTTCCTCCAGGTCGCGGCGATTGGGAGTGCTATTCGGTTGGCGACTATGGCACGTCTGCCGGTTGGACGTTTGGCTGCCAACTTGCTCCATCCCAGCTTTCTGCTAGCAGGGACATTACAGCGCGAAGCGTGGGTACATTTTCGTGGAACTGCCCTTTCAGCTCAACCATTACCTTAAGCGTGCAGTAACGTGGCGTGTTTTCAGCAAAGCGGTGCGGGAGGCGTCAACCCTTCGTTACTCTCTGCGCCGTACCCTACCGAAGCCGACTGCCTGCAAGCCTGCAAGGAGGGCGCGTGCTGCGAGGGCACGACGTGCACGGTCAAGCCGCAGTGCCAGTGCCAAGGGACGGGGCAGGTGTTCAAAGGAGTGGGGACGACGTGTGCGGATGGGGCGTGTAAGTGCTGCTGTATCAATGGCGGTCAAACGTCGCAGCAGAGTGATCAGCAATGCGTAGCGGCTGGTGGCGTTGTGAGGAATTACGTCTGCGGCAAGCCCGCCCCATCGTCAATACTGCTCACGCTAACGCTCACAAATTACACTGCGACATTAACAAGCAACGCATTTGGCAGTGGTGAATGGAACTTTGATTTTTCATGTATTAAGACATCATATACGCTTGTTCGTGGCGGCGGAGGATCTGCATATCCGTCAAGGCTTTACATGAGCATTGCGCCAGAGGCGCACGTGTCGGTGTTTGTTTCAACGTCTGGCTCGTTCAATGAGTTTTACTCAAACGGTTCGTGTGCGTGTCCTGCGCCGCTGTTGCTTGGCGGCTCTATTCGCTCCAACGTCGCAACCGTTTCGTATCGCGGGCCGGTTCAGTCGCAGCCGCAGTTGAACTGCACGCCTTCGAGCATAACTGCCGGCAACTCTTACGGTTTTTCGCTTTTGCTCGATGGGCAATCATTTGTCGACTTTTCGCAAGCCGTTGAGGTTCTTGGGTTCTGCGAAGGTCAATACAGCGTTAGCGGAACCGTTGTCGGGCCTGGCAGCGTGCAGTGCGGCACGTTCACCCTTGGGAACCCACTGCCGTGATGAAATGCCACCGCGTCCACCTTGAGGCCCGTTGCACCGAGCGTGGCTACACGCTCGACGAGGTGATGCCGTGCGTGGTCTCTCAGGACGGCGACGAGTGGACGATTGACACAGAGAGCGAGTTCTATCCACGCACGCCGAAGCCGGGCTACGAACCGCAACCGCCAGCACCACTACCAGACCTCGCCCGCACCGACGCTCCCTCGTTCCTTGAGAAGGTCCGCAACTTCGCCAGCGCCGCCGTTTCGCACGTCGCCGCAGGGATGCCGATGGCGAGCGACGAGGAGATCATCCGGCGGCACGACATCTGCCTGACGTGCGAGCA